CCAGAAGGGCCCCCCGGTACTTGTGGCGTACAAGTACATGGGTTACGCTTCCAAAAGAAGCTACCCACGCCAATCCGTAAGGGAAGGACCATCCCGATGTGCCCAATCATAACGCAAAATAGGGAAGATCTTCCAATCCATGCCACGGGCCAATGGCGCGTGGCTGGGAGGGAAGCTCCTTATCTTCCGTTTGATTGGTATCGGGCCTCTCGGTTTGAAACGACTACGTCGTTCCGATCCGTTCGTCGCGGGTCGGAGGATCTCACCGATGAGGATGGTTTCACAGGAAGCGTTGGTTCTCGTTTAGAGTTCCAACGTGAACTTGCGAAGAGTGATCGGGAGTTAGGGAAACCTCCTTCTGACACTGGTCACGAGTTCAAGTCTGTCAAGCGGACTATAGAACTCCCAACAACAAATTGGGGATTCTACCGCGCCACAGGACACCCGTTCTGGGGCAGAGATACGGTTAGCTTATCTGGAGCGCTTGCGCTTCCAGTTGCTAACTATAATCTCAGCCCTCTATGGCCCGACCCAGTTGAACCCAGCTTAGCTGAGATCAACATGGACGGAACCAGAGGGTTTAACGACACTCTTCCTACGAAACCACATGCAGGGTTGATGCAATTTTTAGGTGAGTTGAGGGAACAACTTCCTCAGCTCATCGGCCACGCGTTCTGGAAGGACGCCATTGGACCTCGCGGTCTTGGTGGCGAATACCTTAACATTACGTTTGGCTGGAGGCCGTTTATCAACGACCTGCTAAAAATGGCCCGCGCGGTGAAGATAGGTAATGACCTACTTCGCCAGTACATGCGCGACTCCGGTCGTCAAATTCGACGTCGGAGGACCCTGTTCGAGGGACAGGCGTTATCACAAGTCTGGAATGGCTATGGGAATGTCACTTACCCGAAAGCTGGGGAAGGACTTCCTTTTAGCCCTGAAGGATTTGTGGCCTATCCCGGAGTCGGAAACATTTCTGATACTGTGTATCAGAAAGTTTGGTTCTCTGGAGCATGGACTTACCTGCTCGCTGACTTGTCCTCATGGATCAAGAAAGCGGAACGGTTCGACCAGGAGGCTGACCGCCTTCTTGGCAGTCGTTTGACGCCTGCTGTGCTCTGGGAACTGACTCCATGGTCCTGGATGTTCGACTGGTTCGGCAACTTCTCTGCAGTTGTGCAGAATGCCGATGCTTTAACCAGCGACTCCCTCTCGTTGCGATATGGCTACGTGATGCATCACTATGTGGTGCGTCGCGAAGTCATTACATACGGGATGTATGATTTCCAAGGAAATCGTCTCCCGGCTGTGAGGATGTATCTTACGTTTGATAGTAAGACACGTACTCGCGCAACGCCTTACGGCTTTGGTCTTGACCCCTCGAGCTTTAGCCCGAGGCAATGGGCCATCGTAGGGGCTCTTGGTGGAACCAAGACACCCCGCGGTCTCAGGCTGGATGAACCTCCCCAGCCGCGCCTGAAGCCCCAAAAGGGCTACAAGAGACCACCCCGGACTCCGAGAAAGCCTCGGATCCGAGCCTGAAGGAGCATTGCCATGTCTTTCGCTGACCCTCAATCCGTTACGATCAGTGGCACTACCGTCCCGCTTCCGCGGGTCAGTAGTGGCGTGAATAGTGGGAGTTTCGGCTCTGCCGATAACACCACTCTTCTCTCCGTTAGCCATCAGTACGGCCGACGGAACCGTCGTAGCGTGCGGCTCTCAAATGCCAAGATCTCTGCGGACCCAATGACCCCTTCTCAGAACGTTCGTTCATCCATGAGCGTTACGCTCGTGGTGGACACGCCTGTGAACGGGTACTCGGTCGCAGAGGCCAAGGCTGTCGCAGATGCGCTTGTCGCGTATCTGACGGCATCAACGGGAGCTCGGGTCACCCAGCTTCTGGGTGGAGAAAACTGACCTGCTAATGGCTCACGCCACAACAGGTTAGCCAGTTTTCAGCGAAGTAAGACATGGCTGAGGATCGACCTACCGCACTGAAAGGCGGAGATCGTGAAAAGCCTGATCATGCTCGCTCAGGTTGTCCTCATTGATTTGGGGACAAGATGCGCCACAAGCACCACCCGTGACTTCAAAACAGTCACGGGGCGGGTCGAACACGAGGGTGTATCGTTTCTGACGATATCCCTGTCTAACTTTGGAAAAGACTTCGAAAAAAGTCTTGACCAAGGTTATGTCGACGACGCCTCATTCGCTGGTTTCCAGCGACGAGGAGGTCTCCCCCAATTTCTTGGAGGTTTCCTTCGTCTTGTGTTCGATCCTGATGCTGGTCGATTGCTCGACAATCCATCTGTCCATGCGATTTTCGCTATACGTCAGTTCACACTGATGTGGGCGAAGATCAACCTTCCGTGTTCTCCTAGGAGAACGCGTAAGGCTTTGGACAGGTATGTCGAGTGTGAGCAGGACGTACGCCAGAATGACGCAAGGCTGGAATCATCGGAACCTAATCGTCTCGATGATTTCGCTCGAGTCGGCCGAATGCTTTGGGTCGATTTCTTCTCGTCTGTAGATTCTCGAATCTACAACGATGGAGTCGTGCCCAAACACGGTCCTGGCGCCACCGCTGATAAGCTTCGCGGCAACGCGAAGTATAAACAGCGTACGTGGACTCGCCGATTGGAAGGCGTGTTCCCTCACTGGGAGCAAATCATCCCATCGGAGTCCTTCCTTGACAGGACGGACGGAGTTACGATCCTCGAACCTGGAATAGAGATCCCCGTCAGGGTGATCACTGTTCCAAAGACGCTGAAGACCCCACGAATTATCGCGGTGGAACCAACCTGTATGCAGTACATGCAACAGGCCGTTCTCTCTGTGATGATGGAGGAGATGGCGCGCTCTGACAACACGCGCCATTTCGTCATGTTCGAATCTCAAGAGCCAAATCAACGGCTCGCGAGAGAGGGATCCGAATTCGGAACTCTCGCCACACTGGATCTCAGTGAGGCTTCTGACAGAGTCTCCAATCAGCATGTACGCCTCCTTGTTAAGAATCACCGCGCCCTACGGGAAGCGGTGGACGCGACAAGGAGCCGGAAGGCTGATGTACTTGGAAAGACTAGACGTCTTGCCAAGTTCGCGTCGATGGGTTCAGCTCTCTGCTTTCCTTTCGAAGCGTTAGTCTTCGCGACTATCGTTTTCGTTGGGATTGAAAGAGAGCTCAATCGCCAGTTGACCAGACGCGACGTTAAGTCGCTGTTTGGTCGGGTGCGCGTCTACGGGGATGACATTATTGTCCCCGTAGAATACGTGGAATCTGTGGTGAGGGAGCTCGAAGCTTTTGGGCTTCGTGTTAACTCCGACAAGTCTTTCTGGACTGGTAAGTTCAGAGAGTCTTGTGGGAAGGATTACTACGATGGTCATGATGTTTCGGTGGCCAAAGTACGTAACCCTCTTCCTACCCACAGACGGCACGTCGAAGAGATTGCCTCAGCCGTTGCACTTCGTAACCAG